GCTTATATCTTACTCTTTATCTTACTCTTTATCTTACTCTTATTCTTATTCTACGTAACACTAATATAAATAACCTGTAACATAAACAATAACAATAGATGCACAGATAGACCCATAAACCGATGAAATAACCATAAAGTATAATAAAAGTATGCAAGGTGTGCCGGATCCATGTATTATGCTTACTTATTGGCTGTTTGGTGGTGTACCAATACAATAATGCAGTTCACTGATTTTCTTTTCACACGCGTGGGAGACCTTAGTGTGCTAGTTGCACGTATTATAGGGGTTAAATCGCTGTAAGTTGCTGTATGAATCTACTATCGGGGCTTTGTAGGTAATAAAAAAGCCCACCGGTTAAGATGGGCTTAGTTGTTTAATTGATTTAGTTATTATAAATATGTTTCGATACCATCAGAGTCAATGTACAGGTCCCGGCAAGCGTTATTAAATGCAGACATTAAGCTCATTCTATTACTTTCCATATCATAAGACATATTCTCAATAGCGAAATTTACATCACTTTTCATTTCATCCTTTGAGCTGTAGTAATCTACATCCTTAAGTTTATCAATAAAGAATGATTTAAATCCTTCGTTTATTTTCATGTTCTTTTATCCTTATTTATAATCGTTATTAACTTTAAACCAGCCTATACTATTACCATTGGCGTCGAAGATAGAGCCTTGCTTGTGGTCAAAGTCAATTACTTTAGCTCTTATATTATTAATAATACGCTCCGTTTCCTCTTGCTTACGATCTACGAAGGCGTCGTTGTCAGTGTTAAAATGTATTGTGATCCTTGTGTCCATTGTTTTATCCTTATTTAATCTGCACTAACTTACTCACATAATGAGCCACTGTCAAGCACAACCTTGTAACTACACACACAGCTACATACAGCCACGCCACACACAGCACACATATGAACGAGAGCAGCGTACATACATAACGATCCGTATTCTACTTTTCCAAAATTGCCAATTCCCAAATACCGAAAACCCTTTCGCGGGGGTAGGGTGTATAAATATATGTCTAGGTAGGAATATTTAAAATTTTTAATATTTTTTGGAGGTAAGTCGTCGCGTTTTTTTGAAGTGAGGTATGAATAGGAATTCACGATATTTTTTAGTAGTTTTGCTCTGTGGTGTCGAAAAAAAATTTGCAATGCGGAGTGAGGATTAATGTTTTTTAATAATAGGGAGATCGAAAATGAAGAAACAATTTGTAACGATAACGGCTGGCAATCATCCTGATTGGACAGCAGAAGATTGGAAATGTCTTTGGGGTAGTGTTCTAAGTTTGATTAGAGATAAGGAGCATTCTAGAATATGGATGGAACAAAATTTAGGTAAAGATATTTTGGCTAGGGATACAGTACATTTTACTGATTGGAATTTTTGGATGGGCGTAGATCCTGCAGTCGATACTGATAAAACATCAAACGTGACCTTTAAGATTGATGCGAAGCATGCTCATGCTTATGGAATAGTTGATGAATCTGATTGTCCTATTTGCCAAAAAAATATAAGGGTTCATAGAAAATTGCGTTCCTATGGAATATCAGAAGAAAATTTTATTGTTCGGGATGGTAAGGTTTTTATGAATAATCCGGTTTTGGATAATCTGCTTGGTGAAAAATAATGCCACAGGTATCTAAAGCTGTACTCGAAAGAGCAAAAAAAATTATGCTTGAAAAAAATGGTAAAATTCCTGTTGAGATAGAAAAGCCTAAGAGCAATTTTGAAAAAGATAATGATGTAGTTCTTTATGCTGAAGGTTCTGAAGAAACCCCTGATTTTGTTCCATTGAAACCTATAGATACAACTAAACCTCCGCCTGTGGATTTGAAACTTGCCGAATCTCAGCAATATGATGCATCAAAAGACCTATCAGCTCCTAAACATACTCGAATAAAAACTGAAGTAGGTGAAAAAGATGATGTTAATGATATTAAAATATGGCAAGACCCAGGTAGTGGTTCATGTGCAATTTCAATCGGAGGAGTTGTCAATGAGGTGACTGAGCCGGTTTTTCAATTATTTACTCGTATGGTTGCTACTCAAAGAGCTTTGGCTAATGATTTAGAATCTGAAAGGTTCAATAATAAAAAATTAAAGGAGGGTATGGTACAATGAGTGCAAAAATAATGTTTGATATTCCACCTTTTTGGAAGGAATTAATGAAGTCTATTGATATGGACAATATTGATTTTGTGAATCCGCAACCAAGTCCTATAATGGTTTTAGCCAATGATCACAACCATAAGGTTGAATTGGCTATTAGAACTGCCGCGGGAATTCCAGAAGGAACAATAATTATTGATGATTATAAAGATCGTTTAAAATGTTATGTTATGCCGAATAAAAATGAGGTTTTTACTTTTGATGGTAAACCAATTATTGAATTAACTCCAATGAATATCCGAGAAGAAATAAAAAAGGGTTCACATCAATTGGTAATGGAACAAGAAATGAGAACATTTCCTAGAGAATGTGTTGCGGAGGGTTTGGATAATAAAGTATGGTTATTGGATGCTGATGATGAAAAAGAATAAGATAAATCCAAAGGTGAACTCTCTTGAAACTTTTATTAAATATTACTTGCCAAAGTACTATAAGAAAAACCAAGAAGAGGAAGAACATAAGTGTTGGTATTGCATGACTGATATTGAAAAAAATGAGTGGCTGAAAGCTGAAGGTTTTAAAATTCGATATCCGTTAGTTTTTGCTATGGACAGTCGAATGACAGCATATGAATGCGATATATCTTTAGGAAGAGTTTATAATCCTAGAGAATTAATACCGCCTGGATTCTAATGGAATACAAACCTCATAAAATAGTTTGGTGGGATGAAGATGGTCGTTATCATTTAATCGGTGATTGGACATGGTGGAATAAACATCAAATGCAGGAACTTAATAATATGCAGAAATATGCTATGGAAGCTATTGCTACAGGAAAACTATTGGATGAAGCTAGAAAAATGGTAGAGAAACAAGGTTTAGAAAATTCATTTATAAGGATAGATTTTTAAATAGGAAGAATAAAAGTTATTTGAAAGTTTGGGGTAGTGGCGGAATAGGTAGACGCGCGTAAATGATAGGAGCTTGGGGGTTACTATGATAAGGGAAACCTTTGAAATATACTGTCGAAGCTATAAAGGTGCGCAATCTAAGTGTTCGCATATGATTGTGGAGAGATAATCTCTATGAGGATCGGTTGAGCTGTGCCTATCTACTGAAGGCTCACAATGTAGGGTGCAAATCCCTGCCTGCCCCAATAGTTTAAAAAGGAGTTTACTAAGTAATGGGAAAAAAACGTGGAATTCCAGTCGATTAAAAACGCCATACATTATGTGTTTGATACTAAAGAAGAATACGAAAACCATTTTCTTTCTCAAGGAATCCCTGCTCCTGAAATAAAATCTGATTGGAAAGAGGCTAAAGAATTAGATTGGGTTATGTCGGATGATGATAGAATAATACAGATATTAAGACGTAACTCAATGAAAAATACTGTCAGAAGTCCTGATAAAAATAAACATGCATCATATTATGTACAAACTGTAGTAGGTTCGTTTGTTGTTTCTAAGAATCAAAAAATGGATACGGATTTCTCTAGTCATCTAAATAGATATTCCTTCGGAGGAAAGTTTGTTAATTGGAAAAAACGACTTGAGGCACGTGAAAAGAACAATAAAAATGAAAAAGCATTTGTTTATTTCGTAGCTATTGTTAGAGATAAACCTGAAATAGCATATATGAAAGTATATGGTACTAATAATTTTATGTATGCTAAACGCAGGGCATATATATTACTGAAACAAGAGAGGATAAAATTGGCTATTAGAAAAGAACTAAAAGAAATTGCTGATGATTTAGGTATGGATGATAGGTTTCATCTAGAAAAAGCAAAGGAATTAATTGAAAATGCTGAAAGCGACAATGTAAAACTTGGTGCTTTAAGAACTACTGCTGAATGGACAGGAATGAATGAGAAAGAAGATCCGGAGAATCCGTTTGTTCCAGTTACTGATGATACTAAAAGTCTTGATAGTCCTGAGAAACAAAAAAGACTACTTGCATCTAAGAAATCATTAACAGAAGTAAAAAATATTAATGAATAATGACTAATCCGTCTGACATATTTGTAGATAAACCGGATGTTAAGATTAGCAAAGATGCCTTTGTAAACCGTGACCGCCTAGACCTTGACGCACTAGAAAATGTAATTGACGAAGATAGAGCTTTATACAATGGTTATAATAGTGCCATTGCCTTTGGTAAGATGTATTTGCCCGGTGATTATATGCGTAGCGAGAATTCACCTGCTCATTATCAGATGGATGCTGAACTTCAATTACCTACTACTATACCGGCTGTTTTCATCGTAGCACGTGAACACGCAAAAACTACGATGACTAAATCAAATATTGTACGGGATTTTTGTTACAATAAAACTAACATGGAAAGATTCGCTAAAGAATCTAGTTGTGTTGATTTAAAAAATTATTGGTTGGAAGAAGCAGGTAGGCGAAAACCTCATTTTGTCGGTTGGGTAGCTGATAGACAGAAAAAATCACAGTCAAATGTTCTTTATATTAAACAAGCATTAACTCTTAATCCTGATATTGTTGGTACCTTTGGAAACTTGAATGGAAAACCTAAAGGTTATCAATGGACTACAGAAGATATAGTAACTTCTGCAAATGATAAATTAGTATCTCGTTCAAACTTAACCAGTATTCGCGGTGAAACTCATAGTGACCCTATCTATGGTACAATCAGATATACTTGGGTCTATGCTGATGATTTTGAAAATGAAGAAAATACAAGGTCTGTTAAAAAACGTGAATTTGTATCAAATGTTCTAATGAATGCTATTTGGGGAGCTATTGATAAAGATCATGGTAGATTAGTTATAAATCAAACGCCTGTGCATTGGGCTAGTTTAGCGCAACAGTTCATGGAAATGAAAGAGAAAGAAATACTTCACCCTGAACTTTCTAAGACTGCCTGGCATATATATGTATTTCCAGCTACACAACCAACCTATCCGGGTGGAGTTTTGTGGCATGGACATTATCCTAGAGAAAAACTTGATAGAATTAAAGCTCAATATATTGCTAGTCCTAAAGGATTACAGGGATATATGCAGGAGTATGAACTTCAGGTACAAACTGCGGAAGTTTCAACATGGACACAATCTCATATTCAAACATGGAAAGGTACATTTACTTTAAAATATGGTTATCCTGCTTTGATTATTGACAATGAGGTAGTTCCGGTTAATACCTTTGGCGGTTGTGATCCTGCAACGGATATTGATAAAGCAACATCTGATTTTTCAGTAATACTAACTGTGGCTATGGATTCATTTGGAAACTATTATGTTCTGAATTATATCCATGAACGTGCTTTGAAAGAAATTGGAATTAGGGATAAGAATTTCACTTTATTAAACGACCCTGGTGTTTGTGATGTATTAGTTGAGGAATATGATAAATGGCAAATGTCAGCCTGTACAGTTGAGGATGTTGGAATGACTAGAGGTATATTTAATGGTCTACATACTCTTATGACACACATGGGTAATTTCAACTATTCATGGTGTCCTGAACCGCCAGGGGGTAGACAAAAAAGGAATAAAATAAAGACAGGTCTAGCATCTCCCTTTGCTATGCGTAAAATATTTTTACTAGAAGGAATGATTGATTTAATGTATGAGATTAAAACTTTCGGTCCCAATATGAGCCATGATGATATAATTGAGAGTTTATATTTCGCAATATTAAATGCATATCCACCAACAAATGGCAGATTAAAAGTTGTTGATGCTAATTATCTGCAAAAGAATTTCGACAAGACAAGACGTTATAGACGTTATGAAAAAGTTAACCCTGCTGTCCAAGAACACTTGAGAACAGCAACACATTGGCAAGAATAATAGGAGATTAAAATGAAGATAAACACAAAACATCTAATAAAAGTAAAGAAGTCAAATCTTTACATGTTAGTAATTGAAATTCAAGACAAGGCTAAAACAACTCATTTTTGGTTGCCAAATGGTCAATATGATGGATATTGTAGATTAACGAAAACTAGTGGAGATAGTCGCCAAATTAATAAATAAAGAGAGGGTAAAATGAAATATATATTACTATGTGTTATATTAACAGGATTTATGTTTGCTCAGGAAGTAAATGTTGACAGTTTGCTTACTGTTAAAATGGCTGAACTTCAAAATAGATGGGAATCATATGAAACTGAACAGGCGAAAGTTGTTTATGCTCATACTGAATTTGCAAAGTTTCAAGAATCTCTGAAGTCTAAAGAGGTTGAAGATTCTGTAATGGAGGATGTTAAAGATGAATGAAAATAAGTTTGTAGAGAGAAGTCAAAAACTTTTTGCTGCAGCTCAATCGGTTAATTATACTAGATGGCACTCTAAGTCACTTGAGGGCTTCCAATTTGGTTTAGGTATTCAGATGAGTGATGCCAAACTAAAGAAGCGTAGAAAAAAGGGAATGCCTACGTTTATCATAAATAGAATTACTCCTATTAAAGAAATGATAAAATATTTCACAACTGCTAGTGATCCTGAATGGGTAGCAATACCTTTTGAGGCAAGTGATACTGAAATTGCTAATATGCATAATTCTGTTAATGAGCATTGTTGGTATATATCTCATGGTAAATCTGTATTCTCAAGAATTATTGATGATGCTTTAGCTAAGAGTCAGGGTTTTTGGCATATTAATGTTGATGCTAATTTAGATCGAGGTAATGGTGAAGTTATATATGGTAGTGAGAATCCCTGGACAGTATTTGTAGATCCGACAGCTAAAGACATATTATATCGCGATGCTAATTGGATGTTGATTAAAGATGATTTACCTAGAGGCACATTGTCAGGAATGCATCCTGATAATGAAGCTAAAATAAAAGATGCTTCCGGTTCCACTTCTTTATATGAGAATTATTTTAACTACATGGGTATTGATTCTCAATTATGGGAAGTTGGTAATGATGAAAATCCTGTAAGCGAAGTAACTCCTGAAAAACTAGCATATAATATCAAGGGTGAGGAAGATGATATACTTCCATATTTCAGATTATATACTAAGGAACGTGAAAAGTTTGCTCATGTTTTTATAGTTAAACCACCAAATGATGCAGAAGCTAAACGGATTGCAAAAGTAGCAAAAGAAAAAATTGATGCGAATAACAAGGAACTAACTGTAAAGCATGAGGAGGAGCAAATAAAACTCGACCGGTTGAAAAAAGTTGGTATTCAGAATGGTGGTATTACAGAAAATCGCCATGCCCTTGAATCTGAAAAGATGGCAAAAGTGGTTAAAATGGCTAGAGATAAATTCGCGGCTAACCTTACATCACAACTCATTCAAGATGCAACGGATACAATACATGAGATATTCAATGAGGAAGAATATAAGGTATTCCTTAAAAGAAAAGCATTACAGAAATTTGTAACCGATACAACATTCTATTTTGAAGATGTTATAAAACTTACTATTACCTGCGGAGATAAGCATTTAGGTACAAAGACAATGCCAAGTAGACACTTTCCTTTAATTCCTATTCAATACATTTATACGGGCAATACATTTCCAATGTCGCTGGTTGAGTTGTTGGTTGGTAAGCAAAAAGAACTAAATGCTGCACATCAAATTATGATTCATAATGCTAATCTTGGTAGTAATCTAAGATGGTTGTATCGTAAAGGTAGTATTGATGTAGAACAATGGGAAGATTATGCATCAAGTTCCGGTGCGTTATTACCTGTTAATCCAGGACAAGATTTTCCTAAAGAAGTAACTCCGTTGCCATTAAGTAATGCTTTTCTAGGTATTGCTGAAAAAGGTAGTGATGATCTAGAATATCTTGCAGGAGTATTCAGAGGCTCTATGGGCGATGCGGCAGCTATGCATGATACTGCTAAAGGACAAAAAACTGCTGATCAGTTTGGAACAAGGCGTACCCGCCAATGGGTAGATAATATTATTGATCCTGCATTGGAACAATTAGGAATAGTATTTAAGGATTATGCTCAAGCTCTATATAAGAAGCATAAAGTAGCTACATTTATTGGACCGAATAATGTTCGTAGAAACCTAGACATTAACACTCCTTCAGAATATGACAATAAAGGTAAAGTTGTGGCGTATTGGAATGATTATAAGTCAGCACAGTTTGATGTTAAGATTAAATCAGGAAGTACATTACCCAAGAACCAAGAAGAGAAGTTCCAAAAAATGCATATGTTAGCTCAAGCTGGTTATGTTGATGATATAGCAGTAATCAATGAAAGCCCTGACATTAAAGATAAAGAAGGTGTGATTGAACGTAAGTCTAAACTTGCAGTTGCATTGCGTGAAGTTGAGACATTACAGAAGTCAATTAAAAAGTTTGAAGGTGATATTCAATCATTAGAGCATATGGTTGTTACTAGCAAATTACAGGTTCAAGTTGCCGACATGGGTGCGAAGCTAAACAAAGAGTATGTTGAATCTAAATCTAGGATTAGTGCTGGAGAAACCAAAGCCAATGAAGAAGTTAAAGCAATGGTTACTAATCTACGTTTAGAGTTAGACAATATTTTTGATAAAACAGAGTTAGCGATTAAAGAGGAGAAAATAGATGATAAAGCTAAAGAATTAGCTGATAAGAGTAAGTCTAAAACGACTAAAAAGAAATAAAGCAATTAGTACTTGCAATTAATACATAACCATTAATAATATAAGAGGAATAAAATGGATGAAAACTTACTAACTCCAACAAACCCAGGCGAAGATGGAAATCCACCTTTGCCACCACTGGGTAACACCGAGCCAGGTAAATCTATTCAAAATCAGAATGTCGACAAACCGGGAGTGTTTAAGGCTGTTGATCTACAGTTTAAGCCTAATGCAGTTCCAGTTAATAGTGATATAGTGGATGACATCTCCGATATATTCAGGAATCCACCACAGGTAAACCCGCAAGAACCAAATGCAGACTCCTCTGGTGTGGATACCAAAAATAAGGAATTGGAAAAAACCAAATTAGCCTATAGTGAATCTTCTAAAGAAGCTATTAAGTTAGCTGAAGAGAAGAAACAATATGAGCCGTTTATACCAATTCTTGACAGGATGAGGAAAGACCCAGCTTTAATTCGTTATGTAGATGACTACTTAAAAAAAGGGACAACTCCTACAGATATGCTTGCTTCGCTAGGTATTGATAAAGAAACCTTCGAGTATGAAGGTAGCGATATTATCAATCCTGGATCTGATTCGTTTAAAGTGCTTAATGCTGTTATTGGTAATGCTATTGGTCAGAGGTTTGACACGTTTACCAAAGAGAACAACATTAATATGAAACAGATGCAGGATGAACAGCGATTTAAGTCTGATTTAAAAATGGATGATAAAGCATTCGCAGAATTCCGAACTTTTGCTAATAGCAAGATAAAGGATTTTAATTACGAGGACATGCACTATCTCTATACTAGAGAGGAGCGTGAAAAAGGTATTGCCAAGAATGCTCAAGATGAAACATTGGAACAGATTAATCGTGCCAATGCTATATCGTTTCCACAAGGTCAGGGCATATCATCTACACCACAGGTTAATAGTGAGATAGATTGGTATAATAGTATATTTGGAAATCCTTTAGAAAAAAAAGAAGATAGTTTGATAATATAACTATCTAAGTTATAGTTCGTACTTGGCTGTAACTAATTTTTGAAATTATAAAGGAGTTTGCACAATGGATAATTTTGCAGGGATTACGTTACCGCCAACGGCTGGTAACCCGGTAACCGTAGAGCATCCGAACACCGATTATAACGTAGCTGATGACAATTCTACGTACAGTACCGGTGATTTAAGGAGAATGTACGATTACCAGTCTATGGGTAGTGTTTTTACCCTTATGACAATGCAGCGCGATCCGTTCTTACATTTAATGAATACTTTAAAAGGTCATCGTCTAAAGACTGGCGATGCTATTTGGAAGTATCCTATTAAACGTGATGTTGGATCTGTAAAACGATATGGTTATATCGTTGGTATGGATGATGACGCAACGGTCAACGCTGATTATAACGAAACTCATTCTGCTGACACTTGGGCTACGTTCTTAGCGAAGAACTCAAATAAGTTTAAAGTGGCATCAGGGAATGATTTTGCGACGCTTAGTCAAGACGATCAGTTTTCAGTTCTTATGGCTGGAGATTACATCACATCAGGCAACCGTTCTAATATTGTTGGTCGTACAAGTTCTAATTACGATGACTTTATTGGTTTAGGTGTATCAGGTACGAAGCCTTTATGGTTCTTGCCTAACAAACTAATCAAGATTCCTACGGGAACTACGATTGGTGGAACCACAGTAGCAGATTATTGTGTAGCTCGTATTACGACTGTTTATGATTGGACATTTAAGAATTCATCTACTGCGGCTATTTTCCGTGAGGGTGTTGTTCTTAATTTGAAAGTTGTAAAAACCCCGTATACGAAAGCTACAAATAAATATCCTACTGGTACTGTTGCAACTGGTACGATATTAGATGTTTCTCATGGTACTGGGTCTGATTCGATTGCTCAAAAATTAGAGCCTCTACGTACTTATGTTTCAGGTAATGCTTGGCATGAAGTAAGTGG